TTCCAATTTGTCTTGCAACATCATCAGTAATTAAACCACCATTGATTTGAACAGTGATATTTTTAGAATCTCCTCCACCAAATCCACCTAATGATCCTGGATTTTTTGTTGCAATCAAATAATCACTTGGACTTGTTCTAATTATATCACCATTTGGTGTAATTATTGCATCATTAACTGATTTTGAAGATCCACCTCCACCAAAACTTAATAAGGATTTAATTTTGTTTTTAATAAAACTTCCAATATTAGATAGGGCTTCAAATGCTTTAGTAAAAACAATTTTTAATGAATTAAACATCCAAGTTCCCATTGTTTTAAGAATATTAAATGATCCTAAAAGTAATGATTTTAATATTTCCCAACTTCCTACTAATACAATTTTTAATAAATTCCAACTTCCTAATAGAATATTTTTTAATTTTTCAAATACTGATAAAAATGTTCCGGCTAAAATTTGCCACATTCCAAGAAGAACTTGTTTTAATCCATCCCATACTCCAGCAAAATCTAAAGATAATAATGATTTTAAAGTATTCCAAAGTCCGTTAAATACATTTGCAATCCCATCAAATATTAAAACTAATGGTTTTAAGAAATTTGTTCCAAGTATACTATCGAACCAACCAACAAAATCTAATAATTTTTGAATTAAAAATCCTCCTACTTGTGACACTAAAAGTCCAGCTAAAAGTGCAACTCCAGCAATCAATAAAGCCGGAGCTCCAAAAAATGCTGCAGTAATTGCTCCAACGATTCCACCAATAATAAATAGTGCTGATTTTAAAGAATCTCCAACTGTTGCTTGACCTGATGTTGAATCAACTTTGACTCCAGCTTCAGTTGAACCAAGTCCTGCCAGTGATCCCTGAAGCCATTTAAATAATAAAAGACCTACTTTGATAAACAAAACTAGAAAAGGTTTCAGAATAGGGAACAGAGCGGCTATTAATAGACTCGCAATGGCACTTAATGGATCAAATAATTGTTTTACAGATGATAGAAGATTTCCTAGAATAGATCCAATAAATCCTCCAGCAAATGCTCCTCCACCATCTCCTCCTTTCTTCCCTTTTGATGATTCATCAGCTTGTGCTTTACCAGCTTTTTTACCAGCTCGTGATGCAGCTTGTTCATCAAATCCTATTTTCCATATCATCTCTGTCATTTTTATTTAAATTTAAGTAATTTTGATAATCCTTCAAAGAGTGCTTTGAACTCTTCTTCTTTTTCTTTGCTCCTTCTTCTCATTGAAAAATATTCTACATAATGTAATGTATTTGCAGGAATACTATCAAGATCTAAATTAGCACCAATCATTAAGAGATTAGAATATTTAACTACTTCAGCTGCAAGTGGTGTTATATTTATAGCAGCTTTTGGAGTAGCAATTAAATTTCTAAGCTCTTGACCTAATTTGGGTTACCACCTTGTCCCAGTCCAGCCATTACATCTTTTTCAAAGAATTTCTTATAAATTCTATTAGCTTCTTCTGAAGCAATTTGATCCTTATCAAGTTCATCTTTAAGATCTTTAATTGTATCCATACAACTTTCAGCCATTCCAAACAGATCAATATCACCTTTAATTGTAATATCATCAGTCTGTTTATTAAAAGTTAAATCATTTATAGGTAGATGCTTTTTTGCAATTTTATTTGCAGCTCTAAATCCTAGTCTATGAATTTCAACTTCTTTTTCAGTACCATCAATTAGTTTTACTTTTTCTTTTCCCATTTTTATTTTGATTGTGTTTTACAAAATAACCAATTCCTGTAAATAATAATATTGAAACTCCTAAACCATTAATTTTTGATTCAAGGAAAGAACAAATTATTAAAAGAATTAATATTTGTAGCCACAGTTTCATATTTATAAATCACCTACAACAGCAACATCAATTGCTTCATAGTCATATGATACTGTTCTTTGAGTGTTATCAATTCCAGCTTCATAATCTCTTCCAGATGATCTTGTATTACTCATTGTAAAAGTATGAACATTATCTGCTCCTCTTGCTGCAACAAATACAATTGCTTCATCACTTCTTTCATCAGCATATCCAACCTCACCATTATCAGATAGTTCAATTTCATATGATCCAGATAAATCTAATCTATGTTTAACAACATTTCTGATTGTTCTTCTTGTTCCAGATGTAGAAGTTTCAATTCCTCTTCCTTCATCATCAGTGACGTTCCAATTTCCATTGATTGTAAAATTTTGAAGAACATGAGCATTTCCAGCTATAGTTGCATAACAATCTAACCATGAAAATATTGTATCTACATTTGTTGATGGAGCAATTGCTTCAGTTGTTTTAGTAACTAACATTGCAACACAATTTAATGTCATTGTCATACTTTCCCCTTTAGCACATGATAAAGAAAAATCTTTCACAGCTAATCCATTAATTAAAAGAATTTTTGTTGTGCCTAAATAACTAACTTTTAATGAATATGAATTCAAAGTTAAAGCTGTTGCCATAGTATAATCTGTTGCATCATCACTATATCCACCCATTGTTGCAGTTAAAACATTTGGAAGTGATGCTTTTGTAACTCTTGTTTCAATTGAAACATTAGCCCAATAAACTCCATCCTCAAACTTTGCAGCTAGGTGTCCTGAATTTAGAGAACTTAATTTCTCTAAATTTTCTTCTTCTGAAATAGTTATCTTTTGAATATGTCCAAAATCCAGACTTGTAAAAGTCCCCGGAGTTGTTCCAAAAGTAGATTCTATTGCAGCTATATATTTATTTCCTACATTACTTATTGCTACCATTTTTATTTTATTTTTAGTTTACAATATCTCGATTGAAAGATACCATTGTTAATCTTATTACATATCTAAATATTCCTCTTGATCCATTTGATAAATCATTGATGTCAATTTGAGGTTCTATAATATCAAAATTAGAATCTGTTTGAGTTATTTTTGAATAAATTATTCTTTTAACTTCAGTTAAAACTTTTCTTGCATGAGTATCACTAATTAAATTAGTTTGTTTAGCATTACTTGGTTTAGATCTAATATCAATTTTAATTGATTCTTTGATATTCATAGAGTCATTATTGATCATACCCGGTTTATCAATATTGGTTAGTTCAGAATATAAATAAATAAAATCTTGATTAGCAGCTGGTTCTTTTTCACTTGGTTTAGTGTAGATCTTTGCTATTGTTGGTGTTATACTATCAGCATTTAGAATTGTATAATTTGCAGTTAACAAAGTTACCATATTGTCCAGTGGGTTTATATCAGATACCATTTTAATTTTTATCACGAATTATTACATACAAACAGGAAGTGACTTCCCTACATATTTTTAGATAATAGAATTTATAAAAGTAACTTAGATTAATAAATTAATTTATTAATTTAAATTCTGAATTATTTAATAAAATCTGATTCACTTTATCTTGCCAATTCTTAATTCTTCCATCATGTCTTGTATAACTTTGACCATTTTCAGTAAAAACAACTGATGAAAATTCTGGACTTGTAATAATTTCTAATGCTGCAATTTTAGTTGCAGCTTCTTCAATTGATCCAGGAACAGATGATTCTCCAAAAACATATGTTGAATAAACTCCTCTTGGAAATACATTGTTTAATGTAACAAGATAAATAACTCCGTTTTGATCATCAATCCAATAATCAGCATTTCTACCTTCAGTCTTTGTTGCAATCCAATCAATCCAATTTGATCCATCCCATACAAATAATGAATTTATAGAATTAATAGATCTATTTAATAAATTAAAAGAAATACCTGTTCCATATCTATATGTAGAACTTGGTTCAAGATATTCTTCAGTAATCGTTGCAGCTCTCCAAGCATGACCTGTAGAGAAATCAATCTGGTCTTCAGCACGATTAATAAAATTTTCTATAACTATTGCAGTTGGAGTTGATGCAGTATCAAAATGACCTGCAGGGAATCCTAAAATTTGTGCAACTTTATCAGTTGTTGTATATGTAACCACCATATTATTTTATACAGAATAGAATTTATAAAAGTAACTTAAAAATATATGGGATTATTTTTGTCCCTTATATACTACATCTAATGTAACTGCAGTTCCACCAACTTCAACAGCAAATACTGGTCTTACCATATTAACAGGTTTTCCAACATATGCATATTCAAAGCTGCCGTTTGCTGTTTTTTGAACATCAGAAGATATAAAATCAATCCATGTAGTCCCATCAAGAGAATATTGAAAATTGAAATCAACTGATGTATCAACAGCAGCAACTGTAATTACAAAGGTATGATCCTTTGAATCACCAACTGCAAATGTTTCACCATTTCCTGCAGCTGCTAATTGTGTAAAAATTTTGTTATATGAGGTCATTCTTTGGACCTCCTAATAACCAATAGCAATAAATGTTCCTGTTGCATCAGCATCTGTAACAATTGTTACAACTCCACCAACAACTGGAAAAGTTTCATTTACAACAGGAGCTCCTGTTGTAACGGCAGTTCCTAATTGAGTTAAAGATATGTTTTCACAACTTTGTAACCCAGTTAAAATATTACCACCAGTTCCACTAGCTGAACTTGTGTAAGTTCCATAAACAGCTTTTTTATCACCGAATGAAGCAGTTGAAGTAACTGTATAAACAAATGCCATTTCTAATTACCTCCCTTTGCTTCATCTGCAGCAATTTTAGCAGCTTCAGCAGCAGCTTTTTTATCAGCAGAAGTAACTTTAGCTTTTTCTTCAACGAAATTATATTCTTTTTTAAAGAATTCAATTGTTGCATCCATTTCTTTATCATCAGAGAAAATAACACCATCTTGATGAACAATAACGGCCATGTTATTTTGATCATGATATGTTCTAACTCCCTGAGTTTGATTTGGGTTTATTAATTTTCTTGCCATATTTCAAAAAGAGATTTTATAAAAGATCTCTAACTTTTCCTTGAGCATTAAATCTAGTACAAACTAGCTCACCAGCTGTATAGAACATTCCTTCTTTACCTAACTTTCCAGCTTCCCAGAAACTTTGAGATTCAAAGTATTGAGTTGGTAATTTAGTTGCAAATTTCAAATAATTTGTGTTGATTCCATAAATTCTTGAAATTGTATCCTTTTGAACATCCTTATCTCTAACAACAGGGATTCCATCAAATGATGCAACTCTTAGACCAACATCATTTCCAGCTGCAGTCTCAATTCCATTAACACCAACAGTTACTCTCATAGTTTCGTATCTAGTTTGAGTATTTACTTGTGCATCTAATCTAGCAGCAGTATCAAAACCTGTAATTAATACATTAGGTCTTTCACCACTGTTTTCATCAATAGTATCAATCATTGATGTAACCATTGATTCATTGAAAGCTCTATCAGTTCCTGAAGCATGTGATACATATGCATCATAAGCTGTTGAAGCTGATCTATCAAATCCGTAAATGTCTGCATCACCAGCTGTTAATAAAGCTGCTTCTTCAGATTGGTTTGAACAAACTCTGTCAATTGACTCAATATTGTTTCCAGCAACTGTATCAGCATCTGCTAAAAGCATTTTGTTTAAGTGTGAAACATGTTGTTTTGCCATGAATTCTCTTAATTCATCAAATCCAATAGTATCATCATTGTTTCCTTCATCTAATAATTGTTGTCTGTTAGACATATCAAATGTATGAGCAACTTCTTTCAAACTGATAGCTCCTAGAGCCCATGTTGGTTTAGTTGTATCAGGTAACGCACCATTTTCACCAACTCCACCAGTTCCTAAAGTTCCTGCACCTGCAGTAATAACTCTAAATCCTGTGTTGTTTAATGGTTCTTTAGGGATCACTGAGAAAGTCTTAGCAGTTAAGTTAAGTAATTCCCAAGTCATTTTACCATAAATTCTATTATAAACACCAGTTGTACTTGAAATAACCGGAGCATCTGCTTTCATAACTGAAGCAGCCAATTCACTTGAGTGTGGACCATACGCAGCATCCACTAGATCTTTAATTGTATTAAATTTTACCATTTTCTTAATTACCGAACTTTTGAGAGAGTTCTTTCTCTTGTGCTTTTTTAATATCTGCACTAATTCCTTTAAAACTAATTTTTCCGGACTTCTTCATATCTTCAATTTTGTCATTAACAGTTTTCATAACATCTTCATTCTCAACTTTTGGTTGATCAGGTCTGTCAGATTTAATAACTTCCTTAACAATTGATTTTTTCAAATCTGCTAATTCTTTTTGAATTGATTTCAGTGACTTTGCAGTCTCATCTTCCTTAGAATCTTCTTCAGCAGCTTCTTTTTCTTCTTCCTTAGAATCTTCTTCTTTATCAGCTTCTTGAACTTCAGCAGGAGCTTCTTCAGATGAACCACCGGAGATTTTCTCTTCGATTGCATCCAATCTTTCACCAACCTTTGAGATTAGTGCCATAACTTCAACTTTGAAATTATCTTCTTCATTTGCAACTGGAGCTTCATCAACTACCAAGTTGTCTTCTTTTTTAATATCATCTTTTCCCATTTTTTCGGATTTGGCTATCACAGAATTGGCTTCAATTGTCGCAAACTTATTACAGGGTTTTTCTGTAACAGCAGTTTCATATTGACCAAAACCTGAAAGCACTTTAACAAATGATCCAGAATCATTATCCATTTGAGTGAATGATTCTTTTACATTATGGACTCCACCTACTGAAGATCCGGTCTTCTTTTTACTTACAATGTCCTCCCATACTTGATTATCTCTGATGTTGTCATTGTAAATTTGATTAAGATGTAAAACTCCAAGAGTTTTTGAAATTGGGTGAATTAACACCTTGTAGGCCAAAGTCTTCCCAACGATTGCATTCGTGTGTTCATTAGAAATTGATCCTCCTCTTTTTAACAAAATATCTTGTTGTTTTATTACATCTTCAATAGGAATTTTTTCACCTGAATTATCAACAGCATCAACAGATGCCCAACTTACATATAATCTATCTTCAGCATTTTCAACTGATTTTCTAATTATATCTATGTTGTCTGTTGATTTGAATGTGTCAATAACATCAGATAAAGGATAAGATTGAGATTCACTTTTATTAATAAATAATATTTCTTCTTCTTTCATCTTATGTCCTCAATGAATTTTTAACTGATTCGACAGCTGGACTTAAATATGGTCTGGGTTTTTGCCCATTCCTTTTTATATCCATGGCAATTGCAAAAGCAATTCTCCTTGCTACTATAGGGTCTGTAATAGCAAGTTTTCTTTTTATCCATCCTAAAAGAGAATCTGTTGGAGGCATACTACCCGGGGCTCTTCCAAACTCAATTGATTCAGCATAAGGTACTGGATAAATTATTGTTTTTTGTAGAAATTGTCGGTTCAAATTTCCAGAGTTTAGTAAAGTACTTTCATCAATTATTCCCTGATCTACTATGTTACTTTGAGATTTTGCAAAAATCTGATCTGCAATATCATCCATTTTTCTATCAATAGCTCGAAGAATTTCGTCCTTGTTTATATGAATTTGATATTGCATTTTAGAATTTTAACCTCTTGTAATTAAAATATAGAAAATAGAATTTATAAACATAACTCTATTTAACGTAGAATAAGATGTCTTCAATAAGCTCATTATCAGCCAATCCTGATATACTTATGTTGACATAACCTGCTATGCAATGATAATCCAAATTTTTGACCTCTGGAGCTCCATCAATATTTACTCTTGGATAAAATACAGTTTTTTCAGATTGTAAATGATCATTGATAATTACTTCATCTAAATATGATGTCATTTTTATTATTACATTACTTATGACCATCTTCAGACATATCTTTTATTATAGTTTGAATTATAGCTCCAGCAGTATAATCGTGTTCTAAAGGTTTATCTATAGTAAGTACATTACCAACTTGAGTTATAACTTTTAATGTTGCAGTTTCTCTATCACCATTTTGAGTTAATATTATCCTTGTATTAGGTGGATAATTAGCTCCAGTTGTTACAGTTAAATCATAAGTATCTACAGCAGCATTAGCAGTTAAGGTATCATTAACACCTGTTTCTCTTCTAAGATGTTCATTTACCATTACAGAATTTACATCTTAATCATACATACTCAAAGCTCCTTTAAATGCAGTAACTGGTTCACCATTAGATCCAATTAAAGTTATTGTTTTTGCATTTAAAGTATCATTATGTTCATATAAATGAGTTTCAGGAACTGATCTTTTTGTTGGAACAGTTGTTGTATCAGGTATTATTTAATCCTCTCTCCAATTGGAACATGTCTCCAGTTTGGTCTTGGGATTGGAGCATCTGGATTTACAATCCATTTTGGACTTGCAACAGATTGAATTATTGAAACTAATTCATCCCATGATACACCTTTCTTTGTCAAGGATTTAATCTTTTTGGAATCTTCTCCAGTTCTATTATCATCTGGACCTATTATTTTATAATTATATTCAAATGGAGATTTATCATATTGAACTTTTCTTGCTGCAATTGAAACCTTTGTTGTCTCAGTTCTTGCAATAGTTCTAAGTTCATCAGTTGATTTATCCAATTCTTGTTTCATATTATCAACAATCTTATCAATTGTGAAATTTTTCGGATCATCATATGCTTGTTTAATTACATCTGTTAATCTTAAACTCATGGCTGAACTTACTCCATCAAAAGATTTTCTATATAATGGATCTCTTTTCAAAGCTTCAATTATATTTTTATCTTTGTCAGTCATAGCAAATTTCTCACCAATTTCTTTTTCAACTGAAGATTTGGCCTTTGTATAAATTGCTTTAACAAAATTTGATGATTTAGCATTTAATCTTTTATTAAGATTCTTTGTTAATTTTTCAACGATACCATTTAATTCGGACTCACTTGGTTTTTTACTAAAGTCTAGTTTTGCAACAATTTCATCTAGTTCTTTTTCCAAGGCCGTTTGAAAACGTGCTTGTTCAGCTTTAGGAATTGGTCCTGCCTTAATTACCTCTGATTTCTCAAAAGGAACAAATGGTTCTGCCAATTCAACCTCTCCTGCATTATATGTAAATGATCCATCTTTTGCCATTGTAACTTTGATTCCTAATTCAGCTGTTGCCTTAGCAATCTGTAATTCTTTTAATCTAATATCTTTCTCAGCAACTTCATCAATTTCATCTGATGGTTTTAATTTAATTGTATAGTCAGTGATTCCCATATTTCTAATAAAGATCCATGGTAAAATTTTATCATTATAAATTGATTGACCTATTTCAACACCACGATTTGTCACAGTGATTTGAAGACCTTCATTATTTAATCCTCCACCTGCACTTACATCATTTTGGAATATTGGACTAACATTAAATAATGATCCAATTTGTTGTCTCATTTCATTTCTTCCTTCTGTATATTGCATCTCTTGAAGATTATTCATGAATGATAAGAATTGTAATGTATTTTTTGAAGGATCTGATGTTTGATTAACAATAGGATTAATTGTGTGAGGATTTTTTCTAACTTTAGAAAGGAATTGATTCCACATTGCTGTGAATGAAACTGCATTTGATGTATTTGCAATTAACAATCCTTTAGGAACTTTGTCTCCAGAATAATAGTTTCTAATATATGTATCTTGATTTAATAATGTCATTGTTTTATTATACAAAGAATAAAGTTGTGAAAATCCATATGTCTTTGATGGATTATATTTTGAAACGTGAATCATTTCTGTTGGATCATAATATGAAATGTCACCAGCTGCATCTCCTGTTTTAACTTTAAAACATGCTCTCAAACATTGAAGGCCATCTTCATCTCTAGGTTCATAAATGATTTTGGTTCTATCTCTTAATGAGAAATACATTTGTCTCCCATCTGTATGATAACCAAGTCTTGCTTTTCGATCAAGAACTTTTTCAGTGATTAATGGATCAACTCTTATAATTTCATCAATCTCTCCACCGATAATATCCTGATCTTCATTAATGAAATATTTTTTAACAGCTAATAAATAACCATTATCATATATTTGAAGATCATCTTCAAACTCCATTAGAACTTCTTTTAATGTTTGCTCATTATGATTTGCTCTATCTAATAATGCATTAATCTTAGTATCTTGACTATCAGAAATTTCAGCTTCATCTGCTTGAACATCAAATCCGTTTCTGAAAATCTCATTTCTAATTGTTGGAATAACATTTCTAAGAATATCTGAGTATCTTGCTAATTGATATAAATCAATAGGGCTTATTAAATTCCCAAAATCACCGAGTGATAGATTTGGTGTTAAGCCAGATAAATCTTGAGGCCTTTGATAATTGGCTATTGTTTGTAAATCCTCAAGTCCTTTTTTTGCTTCTGCATATTCAGTATTGCTAACAATTGCAAATTCTTTTTTATTAACAAAAGTGAAATCTTTTATGCTATTGAATAATCCCATATATATTTATAATAAATAGAATTTATAAATATAACCTACTTATTCAATGTTTCATTAATATCTTCAAACTGCTTTTTCCAATCTAAAAGATCGTCTTTTTTATCATTACAAAATTCAATTTGCTTATCTAATTTAACTTTTAAATCTTCTTTCTTAACATTTTCAAAGTATCCTTTTATTTTCTCACCATTAATATATTCTTTGAAATGTAAATATTCAGGATCATCTTTAAATTTATCAACATCAACTGAAACTTCATCCAGATCTTTTACATATCCAGCCATTTCTTTGTCGACCTTTTCAATTTCCCTTGGCACTGCAGTTTCTAAAACTTCATCAACTTCTTTTTTAGTGATTCCTGTTTCTTCAGTGATAACAGACACAAATCTGTCTGATCCATTCTTACCTTCTTGTCTTCTAATTACAACAAGTTCTTCATCTCTGATCTCGTGGGATCTAGTTATTTTGGTTTCTAAGTCTTTCATTTTTTAAATTATTCTCGTTTTCTTTTATTATAATACTTTTGTATTGTTCAACCTCAGCTTCATTAAGTCTTCTGATTAGACAATATCTAATCCCTCTTAACTCAACTAAATAATTGAAATACCTTTTCCTATCATTTAATTCTTGATAATTATAAATGATGTAACTATTGCTTTGAATTACTATTTTTCCATATGTTTTTAATTGCAATGCTTTCATTTATATTTCCTCAAAATGCTACGTCAAGTGGCTCTGCTAATCCAAATGATTCTTGTACTCTCATCTTGGACGTCATAGCATATCTCAATGCATCAATCAAGTGATTGTTAATATCAACAGGTTCATCTAATGTAATTTCATTTTTATTGACCTTCCATTTGTATGATTTAATTTCTTTAATGAAATTAGATGATTCAGGGTGAACATATATTTTATGTCTCTTGATCCAATCAATCCCAGCTTTAACACTTCCCGGTCCTTTGACACATGGCATCATATTAAAACCTGCAGCAAATATTTCTTTGATGGTTTCAGGTCTTGAATTATCACCATATATTTCTGCATTCGGATTAATCTTATATTCTTTATAAAATTCAATTAGATCTGGAGTTGTTTGTTGAGATTTGTAAAGCAGTTCTTTAACGTAGATGCATTGATCCACGAAAGTGACTTCCACCACTGCATTGGGATCGTTAAACCCAAAGTCGTTACCATACATTTTTTCTCCAACAGGCCAATCCCCTTTGAAAACTTCCCAGTTTCTAAAGATTGTAGATTCTGAGACACCTCTTTGACCAAGGCCATAGATCCTCCAATAATTAGGATCTAATTCTTTTAATCTTTCAATCTCCAATACTTGCTCTTCAGGAAGAAAAGGATTATCCAAATACGTTGATTCAAAATAGTCACAATCATCTCTTGGAATAACCTGATCATATATCCAATGGAACTCATCAGATGGATTGTAATCAAGAACAATGATCTCAGAGGTACGAAATATCAACTGTTTGAAAATAGCATAAGGAACTTCATTTGCTTCATTTAACCACAGGTAATTTCTTTTAGCACCTTTAACTTTTTGAGCATCATCAAGATTTCTAAATTCAATTGTATTAGATCCATATTTGTATGTCATGTCGGTCCAACGCATATTGTTTTCATTCCAAAGGTGTAACTTCTTCATGATCTCCTCAAAATCCTTAAATACAGTTTGTTTCAATGATGGCATTGTCTCTCTGGCAATTGAAAGAGTTTTATTATTTTCTTTAGATAGTTTTACGATCCATGAAAACATTAAATTATATGTCTTTCCAGATCTTGTTCCACCTTGAAAAACTCTGAATCTTTTTTTAGATCCATTGAATTCTGTGAATACTTTGTTGGTTTGGAATTTTGCTCTCATTTCTTTTTATCCTCAAGCTTCGGTCTTGATGGAAGAATATTAATATCAATTCCTTTAATTGTAATATCAGATTCAACTTTAATATGTTCAACATAACCTCTTTTTTTACCAATGGTTTTCAAAAAGAATATTATTGCTGTTGTATCACCTTTATTAATATTTTTAATAAGCATATGCTCAACAAAATCAATCAATCCTTCCTTTTCAGATTCAATTGCTTCAGCAAATATAGGATTCTTCATCCAAGCATAATAAGTCATCCTTGACATAATACAAGCATCACAAGTTTTAGTCACATGTCCAAGTTTAGTTTTAAACATCTTAACAAAATCTTTCTGTTTTTTATTTAATGGTTTTCTATGTTTGTTGATTTCAATGATGTCATTCATTGAAGCACCTCTCTAGTTTTTCCTGTTAATTTCTCCCATCTTTGGCAAATGACCTCACAATATTTCTCATCCAATTCCATCATATAACAAATCCTATTCAATTGCTCACATGCAATTAATGTTGATCCAGATCCACCGAATAGATCAAGAACAATATCACCTTGCTTTGAACTGTTTTGAATTGGATATGAAATTAATGGGATTGGTTTCATTGTTGGATGTTCTTTATTATGATGAGTCTTTTCAAATTGCCATATGCTCGTTTGAGCTCTGTCACTATACCAATTATGTTTCTCACCTTCTTTCCATCCATATAGAATTGATTCATGTTGCCAATGATAATCACTTCTTCCTAAAACTAAACTGGGCTTCATCCAAATACAAACTGATGATAATTTGAAATGTTTTTGAAATGCCTTCCTAAAATTAACACCTTCTATATCTGCGTGGAACATATAAATACTTGATCCGGGCTTCAATACCAAATTATAAACTTCCATTGCTGCATCCAATAAATTATAAAAAGCTTCGTCAGCCATTGAATCATTTTGAATCTTTAATCCATTGCTTCCTTCATAATCTACATTATATGGAGGATCTGTCACGACCAAATCAATTGAATTATTCCCTTGAATCAAATGATCATAATCTTTTAAGGAATCTCCACACATCAATTTATGATTTCCAAGTTTGATAATATCACCTTGTTTGATATTTGTTTCAATATCTTCTGGAGGATTAAAATTATCATCTTGACCTTCAGCATCATCCAAATCATTAAAGTCAGATTCATTATATCCAGTTAAAAATTCCAATCCTTCTCCACTATCTTTCAAATCAAAGAACTCATCTTTCAGGTTCTCCCAGTTGATTTCACCCATTTCTGCGATCTTATTATCCGATATTCGCAACGATTTTATCTCATCTTGAGTAAGATCCTCTATTTTAATACAAGGGATCTCAGAGAAATTTAATCTTTTTGCAGCTTCATATCTTCCATGTCCGGCAATAATACAATTTTTTGCATCAATCAATAATGGTGTTGTAAAGCCAAATTTATCAATATTAGATACTAACAAAGAGATTTGTTCTTCAGGATGATCCTTATTATTTTTCTTATATTGTTTCAAATCATTAATATTAATTCTAACAACTTCATCTCTTATTTTTTCTTTTAATACCATTTTGTAAGATTCGTTTATTTCTGTTTATTTCTGTTTATTTCTGTTTACTGAAATCATACACAAATTTATCTTGTTTGTATGCTTCAACTGACTGTCTGAAAAACTCAGACCTACTAATTCCTTTTTCTTTCAAAAGATTTAAGTCAATAATATCAACTGATATTAAAATAGACTTCTTTTCTGAAATTTCATAATCTTTTTTATCCATTATACTATATAGTTAATATAGTTTATATATAAATAATATTCTTTTTATTGAGTAACAAATATAAAAGGTTTATGTAAGTTTTCCCAATTTTCCATAGGTTTCCCTAGTCACTTATACTTTTCTTTTCTCTTAAAATATATATTATATTTTATTAAGGACCTTTACAGTCACCTATATAGAGAACCTATGGAAAATTGGGAAAATATACAAGTCTTTTATAAAAGAATCAATTATTTATATAATCTATATATCTGTCACCACTGAAAGAAATAGCGTGATATTATAAATATAACACATTTTATATATTTATGAAGTTAGCAAGAAAACTCAGACAAGTTGGCCCAGCATCCGTTGGAATAACGATTCCAAGCTCATTTACATCATTAATCCCATGGATGAAGGATGGTCAAGATGTTAATCTAATTATAGAGATTAATCAAGCATCTGGAAAATTAACAGTGGTGATGGAGGAGAAGACAGATGAATAATGGCAGTGATGAAAAATTTTTCAGTATATATTATGGTGGGATCACAAAAATTAAACCTGATGCTGTATCATCAATTGCCGAAGTTATTAAATTATTAACATCTCCAATCCTTCAAAATGCAGTTAAAAAAATTAGAGAGATTCATAGTAATGATCCAAAGGAATTAAAAAAGCTTAGAAATAAAATTAAGAAAAATCTAACATATGTAACCCCTGCAGGAATATTTTCCGAAAGAAAAAAGGATGGAGTATTAACTCAATCAGGACTTGCACCAATTGATATTGATGATCTGGAAGATGTTGAAGAATTAAAATCCAGATTAATTAAAGACAAACATGTTAAATTATTATTCACATCACCATCTGGAAATGGATTAAAATTATTTATTGATGTTCCAAAAGATCTTGATGAATATCCAAGAAGAGTATGCAGCTTCTATAAATATTTAGAAAAGGAGTACAATATATCAACAGAATCACTTGATTCAAGCACACATGATATATCCAGAGCATGTTTTTTATCCTATGATGATAATTACTATTATAATAAAGATTCAATCCAATTCAAAGGAATTGAGAACGAGGTGACAATTGGGAAGGTCAAAGATAATTCTAGATCAGCTGAAGAATTTAGAGAAATAATTAAATTATTATACATTGGAAAATCCAAAAATGATATTTATGATCATATGGAACAGTTTGATAAATGGAAAACATCTCATCCTGCATACAAAGAGCTTACATATACCAAGGCCCAAAGTTACGTTGAGGAAAATGCTCCAACAGCTCAAGACAAAACTGATTTAATTAATGAATTGGTTGAAATCATTCTGGAAAAATTCTTTATTTATACAATCAGATCAGATAAAAATCCCCAAATTTATATTTATAATGAAGGAATATATATTAATAATGGCCGAACTTACATTCATGAATTTATTGATCAATCAGTTGGAAAATATTATACAAAGATGTTTGCAGAAAGAATTATTGAAAAAATAATGGTTAAAACATATATTGAAACTGATAAATTCTTTGAAGAAGTTGATGTTAATTTTGTCTGCGTTCAAAATGGAATCCTATCTTTAAAGACTGGAACATTGCAAGAATTCACACCTGAATTAAGATTCTTTAATAAATTACCTGTGAAATATGATCCGAAAGCAACAGCTGATATAACAAAAAAGCACTATCAAACAATCCTGAAACCAGATGATGTTCATTTAATGCAAGAGATTTATGGATTCTGTTTATTAAGGAATTATAAATTCCAAAAAGCTTTTATGTTTTCCGGGGATGGAGGAAATGGGAAATCAATTTCACTGGATCAAATTAAATCAATGATTGGGATTGAAAATTCTGTTAATATGTCGCTTGAAACTCTGGAGAAAAATCATTTCATGAAAGTTAATCTTCATACAAAATTGGTAAATCTAGCAGATGATATTGGAAAAGCCAAATTAACTGAGACTAGAACATTCAAAGAAGCCACTGGTGGAAATATAATTACTGCAGATAAAAAGAATGTTGATCCGATCACATTCACAAATTATGCCAAGATGATATTCAATGCAAATCAGATCCCAATTATTGAAGATGATTCAGATGGATTCTGGAGAAGATGGATCATCATCAGATTTGATGTGAGCTTTTTAGAAGAACCTGAATATCTTGAAAGGAAGAAAACAAACAATCTTCAAAGTTACCACCGACTAGCAGATACATCACTTGTTGATAAATTAACTACTGATGAAGAATTATCCGGAGTTTTAAATTGGGCCATTGAAGGATACAAAAGATTAACCCAAAATAATGGTTTTAGTTATACTAAATCATTACAAGAGACCAGAAAATATATGAGAAGATTTTCATCATCAGTGATTGCATTCACTCATGACTGTACTGAAGTGATCCAATCTGCAGATCAATATGAAATTGTTGGAGATATGTATCAATCATATATTAAATATTGTTTCAGCCGAGCTAAAAGAATCCATCCTGAATCAGAATTAAAATTCAGAAAAATGTTGGAAGAAGAAATTCCTCTGGAGAGAAAAAGAACTGCAAATGGTTGGGAGATCCGAGCAATGTTCACTAAAATGAAAGCAGTTAAGGTGGATTTATAGAATGGCATGGACTAAAAAACAAGAAGACATTAATAAACATATTTTATTAAATATGGAAAAGAAAGAATTAGGTATTAAATCTAAATCAGAAAAACAAATTGTAAGAAATTATTCAAATTTAATTCATTTAGATGATATTAAAGAAAATGATTTACATATTGAAAATATTGAATTAAATTTGATTGAGGAAAATCCTTATCAAACAAGAAAAA